GCAGATGAGTGTTGACCGGGTCGCCTGACCCGTACCAATTTTGCCGCGCAGCACGCCGAAAACCTGACGTGATGTTTGCAAGTACCAAACCCCAGTTCCTTGCTGGGGTTCTTTTTTGATAAATCAATGAGTTATGTGTTTATGGGGGCCTCATGGGGACCCGAATATCAAAAAAATATCTCAGGGAAATGCGAATATCAACGAAAATGAACGAAAGTACGAAGAAAAGAAAAGGGCCCTAAGGGCCCTTGAATCATTGTCTAACAGAGAGCGCCGCATGAAGTTCCTGGCTTGCTCTACGCTGATGATCAATGTAATCAGCTAAGTCGGCAATGTGCACCATTCTGGGTGCCTTCTGGCTTTCAGCAGTGCGAAAGGTTGCGATTGGTAATTTATTTTCCGCCGCCTTGCGTTCAGCAGTTGATGCTTTCATCCCAAAATATTTTTCACAGACATCACTGAGCGGAACGGTTGCGGTTTCATACTCTGCCATTAACAAAAACATTGTGTTCATACCTTTTCTCCACGCTGGCCTGCTGCATCAGGCGTAAGTTAAATATTGCTGGTGGCAGGGATAAGCCGCTGCCAGATTGCTGACACGTATTTCGCCTGGTGAATGGCATCATCCAGTGCGTTGTGAACTTCTCCGGTAAACGGCATGTCTTTCTTTGGGTCAAAACCAACAGCGCGGCCCAGCTCGACGATTGTGCGCACGTCACGGTCATTGAAGAACTTCCACGGGCACTCAATGCCGCTGCGTTCGTATGCTGTTCTCAAGATGACGTTATCGAAGTTGGCTCCGTTGCCCCATACCTGAACCAGATTCGCGGGACACTCATCAATGATAAATTCGCTGAGCATGGACAGCGCCAGGCTGATATCCGTTGCGTCGCCTGTGATGGCCGCGCGGGCAGAGGATGACTGTTTCATCCACCAAATGACGGTATCAGCATCAATGCGTCCGCCGGCCAGCTGCGCTGACGTGAGGTCAACGGCGGTATAAAAGCACTGGCCGATTGTTCCGGTCTGCGGCTCAAAGAATACGGCACCAATCGAGGCGATAGCCGCATCGGGTTTCAGGCTGAAGCCTTCGAGGTCGATCATTAAATTATTCATAAAATCCCCGCGTGACATGTCACGGTAAAATATTCAGTTTGGTCTCATGCCAGCCGCCATTAACCCAGCAGGAGGCTTCACCTTTGCAGGGACAATCCTGCACTGGCAGCTGATCACCACAGCGGCCACAGTCACGCTTTCCCAGCTCTGCGATTAACTGCTGCAGCTCAGCGTTATCTTTCCGGATGAGCAGGGTGATGTATTCGCTGAGGTCGTAGGGTTCGCGCCCTGGGCGACGAGCGGCGCAGTTCTGCGCCAGCATCGTTACTTCCTGTGCATCGAGTACCAGTTCAATCTTGGTCACACCGGCAGCGGCCTGCCGGGCGCGCTGCGCTGCTTTGCGTTCGGCGGGGGATTTAGGCATGCATTCCCCCCATAAACGCTTTTACGAATTCTGCCGCGACCTGCGGGACGATAGCGTTACCATAGCCGCGCAGTCGTCCCACTCGGGCGGGAATCCCATTAGCCAGCGGGAATGTGCCGGGTTCAACTGGCCGGAACTTTCCATCCCGGCATCCGAGCCATTCAGCATCTGACCAGAAACCGTGATGCGGATCGGTCCTGCTATCGCCGCAAAGTCCTGCGTGCGCTGCTGATGCTTTTTCCCGTCCGGCCAATAAGCGTCCATCGCTCTTTCCGGACACCCAGTCCTGTCGTTCGCGTTCGCTTCTGGTGTCGGCCATGCCGCCTGCCAAGCCTGACGCCCCAGAAGGCTGTTGATCGGCACATTCAGGCATTACGCCCCGTCCTTGTGGTCGCGCGTCGTTGGTGTCGGCCATGCAGCTAACCGGCTCGCCCCGCCCAGTGTTGTTCCGCGCGATGGGTAATTTGCAGCCGCCGCCTCTCCTGCAACCTGATTGTTGTCGATGGTCGTCACAGTCGGCCATGCTGCAAGCGCTGCCATTGTTTGAATGTTCATACCTCCCGCCCGTCCCTGCGTTCCCGGCCCGGTGCTGGCGGAGGTATGCGGAGTCGCCCACGGCACCAAAGAAAAGGCGATCGCGTTTGTGCGGGGCACCGACGCTTGCCGCTGGCAATACTGCCGCCCCGCAGGCGTAGCTTTCTGCTTCCAGCTCAGTGAATAAATCATCGAGCCAGTGTTTTCCAATTGCTGCCGCAACCTGCTCGCCAAAAAGGACTGAAGGGCGGCACTGCGCGATGAGGCGCATAAAGGTTGGGGCGAGGTGGCGCTCGTCAAGCTGGCCGAGTTGCTTTCCTGCGACGCTGAATGGCTGGCAGGGTGGTGATCCGGTCCAGCATTTGAACGTGTCTGGCACGCCTGCGATGCGCAGGGCGAGACTCCATCCACCGATTCCGGCGAAGAAATGACACTGAGTGAATCCGCTAAGGTCTGATGCTGTGACATCGGTGATGCTCCTGTCGTCAACAATGCCAGGCGCAATTAGTCCAGCATCGATAAGATTGCGCAGCCACTGAGCTGCAAACGGGTCGAATTCGTTGTAATAGGCCGTCATCTTCAGGCCTCCGGCGCAGCTGCCAGCATTGCCGCATAGCACAGTCTTGCTTTGTGTGCTGCCTGCTGGCATCCGCTCATGGCTTCATATGCAGCCCATTCTTCAGGCGTACTCCAGAACTGATCGGGCTTCGATTCGAATCCACGAATGACCATGTCTTCAGTGGGCTCGATTGGCACCAGCTGCCACCCATCCGGCACCCGCAGCACCGGCGCTGACGGGGCAGTGTAAAATTCATGCTCACCAGCGGGAAGTGAGTCATAGCCCTCGAAATTGAATCCCTTCAGACGCTCATTCTTCTGTACTACAGACACGGTTAATCGCTTCTCAGCTGTCAGCGCCGCGAGGGCGATTCTGGCGGAAGAAACCAGTAAGCGCACATCATCTGGCCAACCAGCCTCAGATACTGCATAGGCTTCATGCTGCGCGATAATGGCGCGGTTGAATTGAACCAACTCCGTGCGCTGCGCCTCAGTCATAGCCGGGAAATTAATCATGGCTGCCATCCTTCATGAAAATAATCCAGTGGGTTTTGTCAGCCTTGCCGGCGCGATGCCAAATAGTCGGCTGGTGGTCTGTTAGTTCAAGGATTTGCCGCACTGGTATCTGCGTCGCATTCCACTTAAATTAGCGTCCCGCCCGGAGCTAGGACCCTGAATGCCTCAGCAAATCCTGCACGCAAATCATCACGCCAATTCTCCTTGTCCAGCTGGCCATACTTCTTTCGCATCCAGCTGTTCTGGCCGGCGCGCCGCAGGTGAGGCGGGTCAAATATCACCTGGTGGAATTGGCCGTCAGCGAAAGGCAGCTGGCGGAAATCGCCCAGCACATCCGGGCGAATCTCCAGCTTGCGGTTGTCGCATAGCACGTGCGATTCGCTGCGCGCATCCAGATAAACAGCACGCGGGTCCTGTTTGTTCATCCAGAACATGCGCGAGCCGCAACACATATCAAGGATCACTGGGCCCATCACACACCATCCTTACCGGCGCGGAGCCAAATACAAACTGCGCCGTCTTCTGTGTCATGGATGGAGCCAACGAACCAGCCTTCGCCAACTGGCGCTTTGGGTTGCCAGGTTGATAAGTCATAACCATCGACGTTAGGTACTAATTCTTCTTCATCGCGGTACTCAACATGCCAATGCAAGCCGCGCTCAGACATCCACTGTTCCCATTCGGCATTGGGAATAAATTCACGGCCATCACAAAACGCCAGATAATCAGGGTGAGACCAATAGCCATGCTGATTACGTTCCACAGGCAACGCACTGATAGGTTTTTTGCCGCCATCCTTACCAGCATTGCCGGCGCGGAGCTGGGCGGCGAATGCCATTAGCATTTGATGACCAACAGTCGTTTTTTCAAATAAATCATTAGCGGCCACCTCAATACCTTCCGCCCGCACCGCGTTCAGGCAAGCTTCAGTGGCTGGTGTTTCTAACGCCTGCAAGGCATCGTAAAGAAGCGACTGAGCAGGGCTCATCGAGTTCTGCACTGCGTGGTAACCAGCTGCGCTGTATTGCCCAATCATTCGACCGATGATGTTGCATCTGATATGGCTCTCCGCCGTCACCGTATCCCGCTGCTTACATGCTTCAGAAGCAGCTGCCAGCGCCGTATCAAGCTGAGTGGCCAGCTCACTGACCATCTTCGCCATATCGATCAGCGGCGTATCTGCGCTGATATTGGCTGCGAACTTATGCCCTGCAGCGACCAGCTCTTTGTTTGATAATTTCTTCTGCATGCTGGTGGCCTCAGTGGATTGAACGGGGCGCGTTGTTCAGGCGCTCAGCGGCGTTCTGAGCGGTGATTGGGTTTTTAATTACGGTGCCATCAGGCATTAACCAGCCGCCCAAAATTACGCTGTAGGGAAGGGTGACAATCCCGACAGTGATGTTGTCATTTGGCTTCTGCATATCGTCTCCACACGAATTCAGGTTGATAAAATCCCTTACCGGTAATGGCAATAAATCGAAGGGATTAAACGTAAATGGCTGGTGGGTCTCTGCACTGACCCACAGCCGCGCTCTC